TCCACCACCAGCATATGTTGTAGCAGATGTTAAATTTAAAATATTATTTGGTGCTCCTGCACCTCCATCTCCGTCACTACCTCCACCAGCAAGTCCTGAAGCTGTAGCTCCACCACCACCTCCAGCATGAAAACCTGAACTTCCTGGGTTAGCTCCACCAGAATTTCCTTGAGGAGGACTTACGGGAGGTGTATTACCTGATCCTCCAGATCCTCCTGTTCCACCAGTACCAGCACCACCACCTGAAGCTCCAGCAGCACCAGCGGCATCTATACCAGATCCGCCACCACCACCATTAGATGTTATAGTTGAAAAAACTGAATTACTTCCTGTTGTTCCTAAATTTCCTGGTGAACATGTAGCTCCTGTTCCACCAGCCCCACCTGCTCCAATTGTTATTGGATAACTTCCTAAATCTAAAGTTAATGTTGTTCCTCGTAATGGGCTAGGTCCAAAACCTGATGCACGATAACCTCCTGCACCACCTCCACCACCGCCTTGAGTTCCAGCAGAACCTGGGTGAACAGCTTGTCCACCACCTCCACCACCACCGACTACCATGTAATCTACTGATGATCCTGGTCTACTTATCCACTCTGAATTCTTTACTTGATCGAAATGTTCATTTATTGTCCATCTACCTGATGCACATTTTGGAGTTATTTCTTTTATAACTACGATTCCTGAACCACCAGCTGCTCCAACAGCACAGGCTCTATTACCACCGCCACCACCACCACCAGTGTTAGCTGATCCTGCTCCCGCTGCAGTTGATCCTGGACCACCTCCAGCTCCTCCACCACCAGGTCCTGCTGAACCAACAGTTGCAGTTCTTGCTCCACCTCCGCCACCACCTGCGTAAGTTACACAACTTCCTGTAATATCATTTGCCGTTCCATTTCCACCAGCTCCACCAGCAGGTGCAGCTGCATTTCCTCCAGTGCCACTAGATCCACCTCCACCACCACCACTGTCATTAGTTCCAGATGTTCTTCCAGTTCCACCATTATTTCCTTGTGACGGACTTGTTGGAGGTGTATTACCTGATCCTCCTGACCCTGGTGTTGAAGATCCTCCGCCACCAGAACCGCCACTTCCTCCTGCTCCAGGTGAAAAACCACCACCTCCACCACCTGTTGATGTCATGACACCAGAAATAAGTGAGTTACTACCGCTTTGACCTGTTGGTTTTCCTGTTCCTGGATTAGCACCTTGTGCTCCTCCAGCTCCAACAGTTACTGTTAGTAATGAGCCTGGCATTGTAACACAAGTACCAGTTCTATAACCTCCTGCACCTCCACCACCAGCTGAACTACAATTACCAGAAGCGTCTCCACCTCCAGCTCCACCTCCAGCAACAACCATTATTTCAGGTATTGTTGATGTGCAGTTTTTCTTTTGAAATGTTCCTGATGAAGTAAAAGTATGAGTTTTACTAGATGATGTACATACTACTTTTACAGGTCCTATGATTCCGCCATTAGCCATGAATTATGTTGCCTCCTGTAATTCTATCTATTATGCATCATCTAATTCTTCGTAAGAAACAAAATAAGTTAAGTCATTTGCAGCTGATGCTGTAAAAGCTAATATATCTGTTTCATCTAAATAAATTGGATTCTCTAAAAAACTTAAAGTAGCATCTGCTGGTACTGATATTGTATTAGCAATCTTAACATAGTTAGATCCATTATCTACACTAACTTCAATTGTAATATCAGCAGCATTTGCACCATCTACGTTTGCAACAAGAATTGTATTTATTTTAGCAACTTTATCTGCTGAAACATCAACCGCTGTAGTTCTAGATGTGCCATCTAGTAAAGCAGTTGCATTTTTAGCGTTAATAGTTGCTACGTTTACGATGTTTGGTGTAGCCATATTATCTCCTCTTTAATTTTAACCAAATACAATTGCCATTGCAATTGCTTTTCCTACTGATGCAGCACTAGAATTTGCATCAATATATGTTACTAATCTTGAAGCAGCAACTTTTCTATTAGTGCCTCCTGCTCCATTATCTACTATAAATAAATCTGCATCTACAATAGCTTCTCCAATATCTGTACCACCATCAATATCTAAATTAGCTATAGAAAAACCACCAGCTGATGCACCAACATAAGTTTTAATATCTGATGCTGGCATACTTTTCATAGTACCACCATCATTCATTATAATACCATCAGAATCTGCTAATGTTAATGAACTACCTACTGATGTTCCACCATCTAATAAATTAAGTTCTGTTGCTGTAGCTGTTACATTAGTTCCACCTATATCTAAAGTTGTTAAAGAAACTTCTCCTGCAACTGTAGCAATACCATCAGCTAATGTAATTAAATCTGTATCATCAGTATGACCTATCGTTGTGCCATTTACAATTACATTATCAACAGTTAAAGTAGTAAGTGTTCCTAATGAAGTAATATTTGATTGTGCAGAACCAGTTACTGTAGCTGCTGTTCCTGATACATTTCCTGTTACATCACCTGTTAAAGGTCCTGCAAAAGCATCAGCTGTTACTGTACCATCAAAAAATGCATCTTTAAATTCTAAACTAGCTGTACCTAAATCAATATCATTATTTGTTACTGGGGCTAAAGCACCATCTACTAATTTAATTTGATCTGCACCTGCAGCTCTAAATATAATATTATTATCTGTTGCAAAATCTATGTCATTATCAGCATCTCTACCAATAACTAAACTTGTATTTGTTAATGATGATATTGTAGTTTGAGAAGATCCTAAAGCAAAATCTAATGTATTATCACCATCTTCAAATGTAACTGTAATACCTGTTTCAGTATTAGAAGATACCATACCACCAACAGCATCTGTTATAAATTCTGTTAAAGTAGCACCATTAACTGTAATAGCATCTGCTTCTAATGTTCCATCAATATCTGCATCACCAGATACATCTAAAGATCCTGCATCTAATTCTCCAGTTAAAGTTACATTTCTAAATCCTGATATATCTTTATTTGAATCAGCTATAACTGCTAATGAAGCAGAAACTGTACCTGCTGTAATACCATCAAGTAAATTTAATTCTGTAGCAGTTGATGTTACATTTGTACCACCAATATCTAGAGTAGTCATTGAAACTTCTCCAGCTACTGTTAATATACCACTAGCAACTGTTAATAAATCTGTATCACCTGTATGCCCAATATTAGAACCATTAATAAGTACATTATCAACTGTTAAAGTTGTAAGTGTACCTACTGATGTAAGATTAGGCATTGCTGTAATTTCATCATCAAAGTATGCAGCTAAATCTGTAACTGCAACTTGTACCATTGATCCATTATCATTTAGTACAACTCTATCTGCATCAGCAACTGTAGTAGATGTAGCAGATGTATCACCATCAACTATATTTAATTCTGCTGCTGTTGAAGCAATAGCTGTACCATTAAAATTAATAGCATCAACATGTGCTGTACCATCTATATATAAATCTTTAAACTCAAGAGAGGAAGTTCCTAAGTCTATATCATTATCTGTAATAGGTACAATAGCACCATCTTGTATTCTTAATTGCTGTACTGCTGAAGATGATACTTCAACATAAAATTCTAAATGATTATTTGTAGAATCAACTAATACTTTATTTAAAGCATCAGCATCTCTAATAGAACCAATAGGTCCACCTTCACCCGCAGTTCCATCATGCGTGTGTCCTGTTGTTGCATTAAATGCAGCTAATACCTGGTTAAACTCATCATTGCTGTGAGCAGCCGTGATAGTATCACCTGTTGTAAAGCTGGATTGTCGTGCTGAATAGCCTGCCATTATCTTCTTCCTCCTGGGGTAAATTCTAGTTGAAAGCCTTTTACTGAAAATGAGTCTGCACTATTTTGATCGTCTATCTGTAGTGCTACTGCAAATCCTGAACCTTCTACTGATTGTCTTACTAATGGAACACCTGATGCATCATATAATGAACTACCATATTTAGCTGCCCCATATTGTCCAGCACCACCTACACTAGGTAATGCTATTTTTGTTGGTTGTGGTGTATTTTGATCATCATAATCATATCTAAGAGCTAAGTTTGCATCAATAGATGTACCTTCACCTTCATAGTTTAAATTAACTCTTTGCATATATTTTCTTAGACCTGGATCACCCATTACCATATCTGGTGATCTATATACTGCTTGAATAGTAGTTGTAGTTGCACCTGTTGCAAATGTATTTCCTGATTCCATTTTATATATAAAACCATCATAACCACCAAATACTTGTGTTTCTACATTACTAATAAAATCTGAATCTGTACAAGCTGGTTTAATACCTACCATATCTGCATACTCAAATCCAATAGATCCTGTATTAGGATTATTTTTTAACACACCTATAATTCCTTTAGATGATAATTGTCCTGTGGCATCTACTGGATAAAATAATCTATATTGTGATTTACCTCTAATAACTATAGAAGATATTCTATCTAATGTTACATCATCAATTCTAGATTGTATTTGTCTAGAAATAGATCCTAGTTCAACGTCACCAATTCTTGCCGTACCAGCAATAGTTCTTAAACCATCTGGTGCTAAAAATATAACATCACCACCAATCTCTTGAATACTACCACCATCTCTACATCCAATATTTCTTGTAACTTCTTGTACTGCAAAAGTGCTAGATGATGTTCCTGTTAATTTATATATTCTATCTTCACAAAATATAATTAATTCATTTCTAAATACTTTTAATCCAACAACAGTTGAGTCAACTTTAAATGATCCTGCACCACTGGCAGTTGTAAAGTTATCTTCTTCAAATGGTACACTAAATATAACTTCTTGTGAGTTAGTTGCACCAGCATAAAACATATGGTTTTGAAATGCTTTTACAAATTTAGGATTGCTTGGAGCTGTACCACCACCTGTTGCATTTACTACATCAACTGCAAAACTTGTATTAATTATCTGTGCAGCTGAATGTCCAGTTGCAATAACTAATTTATCTGTACCATTAAAATTAAATTTTTCAAAATCATATGCTCTACTAGATGTACCAAGTCCAGTTGTTAAACTTGTAAAACTACCTGAAGTTGTACCTCTGTGTATATCACCACCTCTTGCTACAATTATTTGTCCATTAAATATTATTGAACAATCTACTGTTAAACTAGAATTACTAGATCCTTCAGGTACAATTGTTGTATTATATTGTGCTGTTCCACTAACACGTCTATATCCACCTTTAATATCAGGTTCAAAGTTTTGTAGTATAAGAGCTTCTCCAGGAGCCATAGAAAACACATCTTTATTAAGTGTTAAGCCTCCTGCACAACTCACTACAAATGGTGATATAAGATCAGTAGTTGGCATTTATTAAGCTGTTCTTCTTGTCTTTGTTATTTTTTTATTTAATTTTCTTTCTCTAAAAAATTTTAATAACTCATCAACACTTTCTGGTCTACGATCAAGACTCATTTCAAATGTTTTTACAGCATCTTCATATGAAAGATCTTTAGGTATTCCTGTCATTCTTGCATTTAATTTATCTTCA